GCGATCAGCCCGATGGACTTCGCGGCGGCTTCGAGTGCGATGGGAAGAAACGACGACGGCATGAGACCTCCGCCGTCAGCGTAGCGGTGTCACGACGGCGGCGGAAGATGCGCGCGCCAGAGACGCCAGCCGTTCATCTGAACGTGGAACGGGTCCCATCCGAACTCGCTGCCCTTGCGGCCGTCTGCCCACGCGCCGACGTTGACGCCGCCCCACTCAAGACCCTGCGCCTTGATGAGTTCGCCGAACGTCCGAACGACGTGAGCGACACCGGGGCGCGCGAGGACGAGGCCGCCCGCCGTCGGGTTGTAGCCGGTGTCCCAGTTCGCGCCGCCGCCGCCGACGCCGATCGGCCTGTCGCCGATCTCCTTCCACTCCGTCGACTTCGGGTCGAGGATGACATCCATCGCGAGGCCCCACGGGTGCGGGCCGTTCGGACCTGCCGCGCGGGAGTAGCCCTTCGCGTGCAGCCACGCCTGACGTTCCAACGGACGCAACGTCTCGAAGACCATCATCGGCAAGCGGTGCTCGGAGATCGACGCGAGCAGCGCCTTCGCCTTCGCGCGGAAGGGTTCGTTCAACCGCTCGACGTCGACGACGACCGGCGGAATCTTCGGGGCTGGCATCATCGTCCTCCGATCGCACGATCGACGCGCGCGGTGAGGTCGTCGAAGCGGCGATCGATGTCGCCCTTCAGGTCGACGATCATCGTGCGGATTCCGTCGACGGCGTCGCGGTTCGCCTTCTGCGCGTCGAGGCGAGCGACCTCCGCGTGGAGCGCGGTGCGGTCCTGCGACGAGCGACCGAGTTCGACCTGCACCGAGGCGAGGCCGGTGACCTGCGCCTGCATCGTCGACGAGAGCGCGGCGACCGAGGCCGCCATCGCCGACGTCGACGTCATCAGTTCCGCGATCCTCGTCGCGTTCGCCGTCGACTGCACGGTGAGAGCGTCGAGCGCCTTCGACTGCAAGTCCGCCCTGCCCTTGCCGCGTGCGTCGGCGACGAGCCACGCGATCAACGAACCGACGACGGAGACCGCGAGCGCGACGTACGGAATGAACTCGTGCATGGCGTCGTCTACCTCACGGCGTTGTGTATGTCGTCTGGGGGCTGGCGGCCGATGAGTTCCCCATCCTGTCACAGTGAACGACCTTGACGTAGTAGGTAGTCGTCGCGGCCATGCCGGTGATGAGCGCGTTCGTTCCACGCACGACGGCGACGAGCGTCGACGACGACGGAGTGAACCCGGTGACGGTGCTCTGGTGGACCTCAGTTTCGAGGTAGTTCCTGTTCAGGTCGCCGCCCGGCACCGACCACGACACGCGCGCGGATCGCGTCGCGTTGAGCAGGCCGAGGTATTGCACCGTCGGAGCGAGCGCACTCGCCGGCGGAGAGAGCCCTCGACCGGGCACCGCGCCCGTCTGCGAGACGAGGTCGTCGTACCGCTCGACGCGAGCGACGCGCGCCTTCGACGTGTAGGCGACGTCATCGACGCGGCGGAGCGTGAGGCGCGAGCGGTGCTGCGACTTCGTGATCGAGTGCGACGCAGCGACGCACGTTCCGTTGACGTCGCGCCCGAAGAACTGAGGCATCTGGTTCGGGGCGACGTACTCCTCGACGTCGATCTCGACGGCGTCCTGCACCTGCACGCGTCGGTCGTAGAGGCACTCGACCTCGACCTCGGCGATCGGGTCCTTCATGTCGGCGAGCGCCTGCGTCGCCATCGCCTGCGCCTCGGTGCTGCGGTTGATCAACGAGTCGCTCGCGACGCGGATGCGAGCGAACCTCCGCCCGTAGGTTCTGATCGACGTCTTGTCGATGGACGAGACGAGATAGATCTTCCGGTTGCCGCGCGGGTCCTTGTTTCCGTTGTCGGGGTACTCGACGACCCACGCGTTGCGCACGTCGTCGACCTTCGTCGAGAGACGCGCGACGCTGAGAGTTCCGAACAGGCTGATGAAGTCGTCACCGCGAAACACCGACGAGCCAGCACCGGGGTTGAACGAGGTCAGTCGGAACTGCGTTCGGAGTTCGTCCCATCGGTAGCGCGTGCGCCAGCCGATCTGCGTCATGATGTCGTCGAGCGACTGGAGCACTCCCTTCGAGGCCGGCTCGTTCCATTGGTAAACGGTCCACGCCGAAGACACCGGGGTCCACAGCGTCGGCTTCCCGCCTTCGTACGAGTACGCCTCCGATGATCGAACTTGCCCGACGACCTCGGCCGCGAACGCGCCAGCCGTCACGCGCGAGAGCGTGATCGTCGTCGACGTCACCGACGCGACGGTGTCGACCGTGCCTGCCGGCGTGTTGAAGTTCGCCGTGCCGCTGATGACGAGCGTGTCACCGGCGTTGAAGTGGTGCGGCTTGCCTCGACCGTTCACATCGGTCGACGGCGTCGTCAGCGACAAGAGCGTGATGACGATCGCGAACGCCGCTCCGTTGTCGTCGATCGTGAGGATGTCGTAGCGAGCGGGGTCGTTGTCGTCGACGATCTTCTGGAGTTCGCCGGCGATCGCCGTTGCGACCGTCGACCCGTACGTTCGATCCGTGCCGTCCTTGTTCGGCTCGATGAACACGTCGAGGAGCGCGCAGCCGAGGTCGGAGATCGTGACGTTGACGAAGTCATCGTCGACGTCGACGGCGCGGATGAAGCCGTCGAACACGACCTCCCATTGTGGGCCGACGTCGGCAGGCTCGACACCGATCGGCATCGTCGCCGTCTCGATCCTAACTCGTCGCATCGAGCGGAGCAGGTGCCCGCTACCTATGGTCGAGATGAACGGATTGTCCCTGTAGGTCCCGGCGCCAAACACGCCGGAGAAAGGACTCGTGTTGTAGAAGCTGAAGTTCCGAAGCAGGCGAACGCGACCGACAGAGACGAAGTCGTCGACGCTGTCGCTCCACGAGATCGAGTCGACGAAGTCGATGTCGTTGACGTCGCAGAGGTTGACCCATTCGAGGTCGGTCTTCGGCAGGTTCTCGTAGTCGTACGCCGGGGTGGTCGCCGCCGGGTCGACGATCGGCGCTTGAACAAGGACTCGCGCGTTCACCGACCACGATCTCGTGAGCGAGGTCGCAAGAGCCGGGACGTAGTCACGCACCTGATAGTCGCGCACGCCGTCGGCGTAGAGCTTGCGGAACCATGCGACGTCAGGAGGGAACTTCGTGACGATGAGGTCGTCGACCTGCCCTGCGTAGAAGTCGCCGAACGTGCCAACGGCGGTTCCTGCCTCGCGAGACGCGCCGACGATCCATCTCGACGACGCGCCTCCGGTCGGCCACGGACGGTTCGCCGCGCGCGTGACGTTCACGCCGTTGTGGAAGAAGTCGATCTGCATCTGCCCGATGTTGTTCGGATCGGGCTGCATCCTGACGCCGACGTGAGACCAGACGCCGACGGCGAGGCGACCGGGTCCGCTGCCGTTGTTGCGCGACGTTCCGACTCCTTCCTCCCAGTTCAGTCTGAACGAGCCGTCGGTGATCACCTGCAAGTTCATCTGGACGTTCGTCGCCTCGGTCTCCGGCGACGACCACTCGCCGAGTTCGATCACGGTTCCGTTCGCCGCGAGCGACGTCGGACGAACCCAACACGCGATACCCCAACCGCCGTTCGACGCTTGGAAGATTCCCTGATCGCCGTCGACGGTCGACCTCGACAGCGAGCGCGTCGATCCGTCGAACGTGCGCGCGCCGAAGGTGAAGTCGTTCTGCATCGCCGCCGGGAACGTGCCCGGTGTCCCCGTCAGGACGGTCATCGAACGAACGCCGAGATCGTCTGTCGCTCCACTCGTCGGAAGCGTTTCGTCGAAGCGAAGCTGCATGAGGTAGTCGGCGGTCGTTCCCGTCGGAGATGCCTCATGCTGGAAGTTCGTCAGGCGCGCCATCGTCAGTCCTCGTCGGCGGCGGAGACCGCCTCGATCATCGTTGACACCGCGTCGGAGAAACGACGCACGGCGGAGAACTCCGGCGACGCCGGTCCGAACTCCTGCCGGAACTCCGCCTCGATCGACGACATTCGATGCAGCAAGGCGAGGCGCATCGCTCGCCTCGCCCCCTTTCGTCGCTCCTCGGTGAACGCGATCTGTGAAGCGAACTCGTCCTCGTTCATTGCTGCTCCAACGTGACGTTGAGAACCTTCGCGTTCGGCATCGTTCGGTAGTTCTTCGACGTCTTCACGTTGATGTGATCGACGGCCTCGACGCGACCGAACACTCGGAACTGCGGAACGTTGATGTCGTATTCCAGATGATCGCCTGCCATGTCGACGAGCGGAGCTGGCGAGTAGCCGGAGCCGGGCGTGCGCGTGGCCGTCGAGCCAAACGTCGGCAGGTAGAGACCGGGCCTCGTCGCGTTCTCCGCTTGCACTCCCCAGACGAAGACACCGCCAGTCGCGGCAGAGGTGCCTGCGGGGTAGATGAACACGCGGTTTGAGTTCGCGGCAACAATGCCGGTCGCCGTGAATGAGACTCTCCACCAGCCGTTGCCTACGTCGACAGGAGCGAAGCGTGTTCCGCTGCCCGAGGTTGTCGACAGAGTCGGAGTGCCGTCGACATCCCAAGTCACGCGAACGATATGCCTACTGACGACAGCGGTCGCGTCGTAGGCATTGATGTCAGTAACGGCGGCAGGAGACGGAACACCAAGGCGTCGAAGATACAGGGAGACGACCTTCTCCCCGTCGCCCGTGTACGAGACGACGATCGACGCTCCGGTGCTTCCCGCGCCTGACGTCATGTTCAGTAAGAAGGCAGACGTTCCGTTCGGAGCGACGACCGGAGCGACACTCGCCGAGCAGTTGGCAGACAGAGACCACGTCGCCGCAAAGTTCTGCGACTGCGTCACGAGGTTCGTGACGTCGTCGAACGATGACGCGTAGGCGTAGAACGACGAGACCCATTCATCTGGCAACACGAACGGGAGCACGACGAGGTCGTCGAAGTTGCGCGCGAGCGTCGTGCCCGCTGGCGCGTAGGCGAACACGCCGCTCGTCGACGACGAGTCGACCTTGAGCATGTTGCCGAAGCCGTACGAGCCGAGGACGCCGTTCCTGTATTGGCGGATCGAGAACGGGTTCGCCGCCGCGCCGCGCGTGACCGGGTCAACCCCTGTCACGATGTAGTGATACCAGCCGTCGGCGGCGACTCCGTCGGCGGCGATCGTCGAGAACATCCAGAACGCGAACGTCCATCCGGTGCGGCCGAAGCCGTACGTCGTCCATCCGCCGGGCAGTCCGAACTTGTTCGGAAGCTGAAGCTCGAAACCTGAGCCCGCCGTCAACGCGAGCGACTGCGTCCCATACTTCTTCGGAGACGACGAGGTCGATGCTCCGCCGGAGACGTAGTAGGTCACGCCCGCGCCGGACATCAGAGAATTGTCGAAGTTCCAGACCTGCGCTTTGCCTTCGATGAGCATCGCGTACTTCTCGGCGAGAGACGCTTCGATCGGCGGTGTCGAGAAGCGGAAGCGTCGACGCTGCGAGACCATCGACGAGAACATCGCTCCGCCGATGCTGCGTTGGTAGACGTCGCCGATCGAGGTGCGATCCTCCGAGAACGAGTCGGCGCGGATCGGGATCGTGATTCCGTTGATCGTGAGTGCAGGCATCGTCGATCTCCTTCAGTTCTTCTCGTCGCCGAACGACCTCGACGACGCTGCCTTCTTGCCCTTGTGTCCGTTGCGAGCGAGTCGACGCAGGTCGTCCCAGTCACGCTGCGAGTCGCCCTTCGAGTTCCAGTTCTCGATGTTGATCACCATCGACATCGCCTGCTGCGGTTCGAGCATCCCCGCACCTGACTCCGCGTCGGCGTTGGCGTAGATCGCAGCCATTGCCTTGAAGCCGGATGGGACGTTTGTCAGCGACGTGTCCCATTCCTCCATCGAGTCTTCGACCTCGTCGCCCTTCTGCTTCAGGTCCCACAGCTCTGCATTGTCTTCCCCGATCTGCTTCGCCTGCTCGAACGTAAGTTCCGTCGCCTTGTCGACGGCCTCGGAGAGTTCATCCATGTCGACTTTGTTGCTCAGGATCGAATCGATCTCTTCGTCCTTTGCGCCAAGGAACTTCGCGGTAGCAGCGACTGCCTCCCAGAACATGTTCGTGAGGCCGGCCGCACCAAGAGCGAGCATCGAGAATCCGACGAGCAATCCCTTCAAGACATTGAAGAACATCTCGCCGAGAACGGTCGACATCGTCGATGCGAATGCGTCGAAGAACGGCATCAGCACCTGAGCGGCTACGTCGAAGATACCGACGACAAAGAGCAACGACTCCCAGAACGGCTCGAGCGCGGCGACCATTCTGTCGACGACGATCGACATCGCTCCCTGAAAACGCTTGAAGCTTTCCGTCGACTGAGAAAGCGCGAACGCGAACATCGGGATGCCCATCGCGAGCGCCGGGATGCCGATGAGTACTGCGGCGACGACGGCTAGGGCAGCGGCGAGAGCGGCGAGCGCAACAACCGTCACCGCGACTGGAATAGCGACGAGAGCAATGAGTGGACCAAGGAGAAGCAGGAAAGGTCCGACGATCGTGGCGGTGATGATCGCTGGAAGGGCGATGACGGCTGCGACAAGAGCGAGGCCAAAGGCCTTTCCCATCGACGCCATCGTCTCGTTCATCGCTCCGCCGAATCGGCTGTCGCCGACGATCGCAACGATTCCGTCGACGATCGCCTGCATGGCTCCTCCGACGGCGTTCGCAACTTTCTCCGCCATCTGTCCTGCCGCCGGGCCTCCGATCGCCGTACTGATCGCTCCGACCAAGCCGCCGGCGTCAAGGCCTTGACCAGACATCGCTCCGCCGACTACGTCGGCAAGCCGCCCGGTTGCTGCGCTGAAGTCAGCCTCCCTCTCGATGCGTCTCGCTCGATCGGCGAGGACACCGGAGAAGTCCTTCGTCGATGACGATGCGGTGAGAAGCTCGGAAGACATTCTGTCAAGCCAACCGCCGAGAGCACTCATGCGTCCATCGGTCGAATCAAGCGTGACTGAGAGGTCCTTCATCCCGGCTGCGGCGAGGACGCTCTGCCTCTGGAGAATCAGCGGACCAGTCGACTCGTACGACTGTTCCTCCGTCGGCGTCTCCGGCAAGACAAAGCCCTGCTCCGCAAGCGCATCAAAGAGTCCGACAGAGACCTCGAACACACCGCGATCCTCTCGCGTCGCGCGGTCCTCGGCGGTGTACTCGTTCCTCGAAAGTTCGGCGTCGACCTCAAGCGCAGCGGTGTTCGCGTCGAGCGACGCGATCAGCTTGTCGTACGCCGACTGAATCGCCGTCTCCGCTGCCGCCTTGCCGGCCTCGACGCCGGCCTCTGCCTTCGCCGCGCCGACCTGCGCCTGTCCAGAGGAGACCGTCGCCTTCACCTTCTCTTGAAGTTGGGAGTAGGTCTTGACGAGGAGATCGGCGTACTTGTTGAACGACGGGTCGCCGCTGTAGCCGAAGACCACCTCGACAGGAACCTTGTTCGGATCGCGAACCATCTCCTGCGTTCCGGCGAGCGTGTTGCTGACGTTCGCCGCCATCAGGCCGAAGCGCGCCTCGAAGTCGCGCAACGCCTTCGTCGCGTCGGCGGTGTCGAGGAACGCCTTCACCGTCAGCTTCTGTTCCTCGGAGAGACCTGCGGTCGCCTCCTTGAGGCCTGCTTCCTTTTCAAGCTGACGAAGGTTGTCGAGGTCTTGCTGGAGCTGATCGGACATCGCCTGCGCGTCGTCCATGATCTTCTTCATCGCCTCGCGAGCCTTCTCGGCGGCGGCCGCGAAGTGCGCCCCGATCCCGGCGACGGCGGCGCCGGCGAGAGCGAGAGCGGCGAGGAGCGGACCTCCGCTGCCAAACGCTTTCGCGACGTCAGCGACCGCGCCGACAGCGTCGGTCATCTGCTGTCCTTGCACACCGAACGCCGACGAGACGCCGCCGATGCTCGTCTGCAACGTGCCCATCGCCTCGTCGAGAGAGCGTGCCTTCTCGCCGTAGACACCGTGGGTCTCGGCGGCCTTCCTTGCCTCTGCCGCTGCCTTCTCCGCAGCGCGTGCCTGCTCCTGCTGCGCGCGCTCCGCCGCCTTCGACGCCTCGGCGGCAGCCTTCGTAGCCGCCGTCGCCGCGCGCTCTGCGTCCTCCTCGTTCTTGAGTTCTCCGGTGAGTCGCTTGACGGCGTTCGTCGCCTCGGCGTGCGCGGCGCGAAGCGCACCGAGCGCGGCCTCGGAGACCTTGCCCGACGAGGTCGCCGCGTCGAGCGCAACCTTCAGGTCGTGCTCCTTTGCGACGAGGACGTCGAGCTTCTCGGCGACGGCCTGCATCGCCGCCTTCGCGCCGCTCGCGTCTCCGTCGAACTCGATCGTGACACCGCCAACGCTGACCGACATCGCTCACCTCACTCGTCGTCGAGGGTGATCCCCTCTGGCAGGTACGCGCGAACCTCGCGCTCTCGTCGTCGTTCTGCGTTTCGCTTCGCCGCCTCGCGGAAGCGGAGGTACTTGTTGAACGGATCGTCGAGCAGGTCGTCGCCTTCGTCGACCTCTCCCAAGAGTGCCTCTGGAGAGATGCGCTTTCCACCCATCGTTGCGACGATCGCAGAGACGACCGTCGCGAACCCGTACCGCTGCTCGCGCTCGCGATCGATCGCGCCGGCGACGGCGTCCTCGAACTCGCCCGGCGTCAGGTTCCAGCACTCCTCGACGGAGAAGCCGAAGCGGCCGGCGAGTCCGGTCACTCGCCCGAAGTCAGGCCAGCCGCCGTTGTCTGGTCGATCGTCGTCGTCGTCGTCGACGCTTGCAGGACTGCCGCCGCCGTCGCCGCGTTCTTATCGGCGTCGCCGGCGGCGTTCGCTTCCCCCTCGAACATCCGCTCGAAGGACGCGGTGAGCGCACCGCTGACGGCGATCGCGAGCGCGGCGACCTTGCGCGGTTCCTCGTCAAGCCACGCGGCGACACGCTCCGGGGTCACGACCTCCTTCGATCCGCGCGGGCGTCCCTCGGTCATCGCAGCGGCGGCGAGTTCGCAGAGCACGTCGATGTCGAGTGCTTGCAGGTCGCGGACGGCGTCCTTGATCGGCTTGCCGAGTCGCTTCTTCGCGATGCGGTGAGCGTTCATCGTGAAGCGGAGCGCGCGCGTCGCGCCTCCCAGTTCGATCGTCGTCGTGTGCGGTGCAGTCATTCTGGCCTCCGCCGTCGAACCTACAACAACAACGCCCGGCGAGAAGCCGGGCGTCGATGCGTTCAGGTTGTCGTGTCGCTCACTGGTCGGTGCGAGAGACCGCGCCGGTGCGCTGAACGGTCACGCTGTACTTGCCGACGTCGCCCTTATCCATCGACTCCTCGATCGCGGTGACGATGCCGAGGAAACGGAACTGTTTCTCGGTCGCGACGTCGCCCTTCGGACGGACGCGGAACGCGCGGATCTGCTTCGAGAGGAGCGCGGTCCAGAGGTGCTCCTGACCGACGGCGGCTTCGTCGGCGATGATCTCGAAAGAGAACGTGCCGCTGTCCCACGTCGGCAGGTACTCCTTCGATCCGCCGCTGTCGTTGCTCGACGTCTCGGCGGTGTCGAGGCTCGTCGACACCTTCGGCGAGTTCACCTTCTCGACGGCGACGTAGGTCGCGGTCGTGAAGTCGGTGCTCGCCGCGTTCGACACGGCGACCTCTGCGATACGTCCTGCGAAACTTCCTGCACTTGGCATGTCAACCTCCTGCGCCGAACGGCGACGTCTCAGCGTTGCACGCGATGCACAGCCACACCAGAGCGCCGGCGTCGCGTAGACCGCCGACCTTTCCGCACGACGGGCAGGCGTCGTGCGAGGTGGGACTCCGTGGGGCGCTCGCCCCGACGCTCGATGGCGCGGCGCTCGCCATGCCCGCCG